AATTTATTTAATGTCAATTAAATTGAATTAAATGAAAAAGCCGCTTTATGCGGCTTCTTCGTTCTTTTTCCGATATTTGGCCATGGCCAATTCTCTAGCTAAGAACAATCTAAATTTAACATAGTCGCTGAGTTCTTCATCGGGATCAGCTTGTACTTTATGTACTTGCCTGCGAGTTTCGACCAAAATGTCTTCATCATCAAAGTCGATATCACTGGGCTGAGTTCCTTGTTTTATCAGCGATAATCTTAATGGATTACTTCTTAGGAGCTTCGGCTTTTTTATCGCCAGCTTGGGCCGGTGCGCTTGCAGGCGCGGCACTTTTGCTGGCATCAACTTCTTTCTTCTTCTCTGCCTTAGTCTTTGGCTTTTCTACCTTAGGCATTTCCTTAGGTGTTGCAGGTGCGGAAGCAACTGCGGCAGGTTTTGCAACAGCTTCAGTTTTAGCTGGCTCAGCGGCAAAAGCGGTTACTGCGAAAAGACTTACGATTAGTGTGGATAGTAGTTTCATATGATCTCCTTGTGATTTGAAACGTAAGCAAATAAATTACTTGCTTATATATATAACGCCTTAGTTCAGCGTTAAGTTGACTGTTCTAGCCAAATATTGTCTACCAATTTTAATTTTTTTACCATTTCTTTGGTAGTTATATGAGTTAACAACGCCCTTCTTTTCAAAGTGGTATTATTCGGCATTGTGCTGTGCAAGACTCGTGGGTTGTAGATTAGTACATCACCGATGTTCATTTTTGGTTGTATAACATTGGCTAAAAATTCTTCTGTATAAACTCCCTTGTAGCTGTCTTTAACAATCCAATTTTTTAAATGGCTTCCTGGATACAAACCAGTACCACCATTGTCTTTGTTAAATTCACATAAGGGTACAATACATTGTACACCTAATAGGTCAACTTCTTCATGCCATTCATCAAAGCGATAGGGACTATCTATATGTGGTTTTACAAATTGATTACCAGGCTCGTTGGTAATTACATCCGATACATACACACAATTATTATCGAACCATGATTGCGTGATGTATAAGAGTTGTTGATTAATGCGATGAACACAGGGCCAATCAACAACTTGTTGACTCCACCAAATGGCCAATTCTTCTAGACCAGTTAGATCTTTTTTAGGAAAATATTTTGCAGTAAAATCGTGTCCTCGTTGAGGTTCCAATTTATTTTGAAAAAAGTTTAAGTGAGCTATAGCAAGAGGATCTATTATGTTTTTTACTACACAATATCCTTGTTGCTTGATTGTTTCTAAAATTTGTTGGCCCATAAGTTTATGTCACCTTGATATAGTGTAAACTCGAATGCATCCATTTCGTTGAAAAGAATTAATTGTTTCTTGCTCAAGTAATAAGGCCATATCATTCTGTCATCTAACATCAATAAAGTTTTGTTAAGAACTTTATACTTTTCAGGAAGTTTTAATGTATAAGTTTTCCAAAGACCTTTTGCAAGATCCAACCCATTACCAGTAAATCTTGTTCCCTTGGCGTTCTTAAAAATTACAAAAAATTCAAAATCACTGTCATAGTGTGATTTTAAATTACTAAGAATAGTTTCACTTATCGGCTTTTTTGATAAGCTCATCCTCGTTCACCTGTTTACCATGAGATAATTCTATTACAGTAAAATCCTGGCATTTGAATAAATTGTTTAACTTTTCCATTAAATTAAACGCATGACCTGGATTCGAGAATGAAACTTTTTTATATTTTGGTCCGGGATAATCTTGTAGACTATTCAGAAAAGTTCGTAGGTTAAAAGGCTTGTTCTTATAGAACACGGCATAAATTGCCTCGGCATCAAGTACCTCTTCGCTTTTGTATGTTTTTGGATCTACGTATGTTAATAATATCGTTGGTTTAGGTCTTGCCATCAGTTGCCTTCCTCTCTACTTTATTTATCAAGAAAGGCATTAACAGGCTATTTAATTTTTAAAACCACCACCATCTAATTTAGAACTTGCTGTTTTTGATTGATCTATAGACAATTTTTCTGTTGCGGTGATCAATAACGAATTTATTTCGTGCATTAATGCCACACTTTGATTGTAGTCTAGTGTAATAGACTTTTTACCTAATTTAGCGGCCTGACTGACTAGACCGCTAAACTCTTTAATCTTCGATAATTCTTGCATCACGTTTTTGTTGCAGTACTAGTTTTAGATCAGTTTGATTTTTATATGGACCAACTGATTCATAGGACTCAACTGTGGTCAATCTAGGACAAAAACTTTGCACCCAACCATTTTTAAACTTGACGCCATACCAACCAGCGGCATGTACACTTTTTGTATTTGCCTTTTTAGTAAAGCAGGGATAGTCATTGATCTTTTGTATGTTATAAACATCTTCTTGATCAGTAGGGTAACCCATGACAGTCATTTGGCCGCCATGTGATAGATCTCTACCTGCAAATTCAATTTGATGTTTACGAAGCTCTTCGGTATTTGTTAGTACTAAGTCTTGTTTCCTTAGTTTAATAACATATTGACCATCGTATAAGTTCATCATGCCTACACGCGATCCGCTTTCTTCGAGGATCCAAAATTTTTCTTTAATAACCGGTTTTGCAATAATCATATTCATTTATAAGTTGCTCCTAGATAATCACTGTGCTCTGTCATTTTTTCTGCTACGGTTACTAAATCCCATTTACCGCAAAACTTTACAAAATGTAATCCTACTTGTGATACTTTCGGCTTGTTAGTCACTTGACTAATAGTTTCGTCTAGAATAATTTTAATATCTTCAGGCTGTTGTGTCAAGTCTATTAGAGTTTTATTATGCAGATATCTGTCACGAACTCTGTGTTCGACACCATTATGGTCAACCCAACGTTGGAGCATGAGATTGTTCCAATTATATCCTTGTGCTAATCGATCTGCAAAGGCTTCACGGAGACCAACCTTATTTTTTGTGCCTTTTTCTCGTACTCCCGGATAAGCAGAGAAGACGTTGTCAGAGGTATCGCCTCGCATACACTTCTCAAATAGTAGCCACTCGGGGTCGGGAACTTCTTTTGCTTGCTTAGTTTTTTTGTCAATGACAGGACGATTTTTCTCATCAAAGACTCCTTCGAGTGTAGTTAGTTGTTTGGTAATTCCGTTGAACTGCCTTACATTGTGAGCCAGTAATTGATAAAAATCGCTGTCACTGCTGACAATGACATGTTCGTCATCGGGATGAGTCTGAATAAAACGTGCAATGAAATCATCAGCTTCGCATCTACCATTCTGTAGTATAGTGCAATTAGATTTCTTTTCAAAGAATTCTTTGAGCTCGTCAAAGGCCTGCCAAAAGATTCGATCTTCTTCTGCTTCCTTGGGTGTAAGTGCCGCACGGGCGGCCGCACGGTTTGCCTTATAATTGACGTCGTAGTCTTTGCGCCAGCTACGACCTTCGAGACAGATTACAACATGACTACCTTTAAAATCACGCCATACTTTATTGATACTGTTAAACATGATATGATATGCCATACCAACTTTAGTTTCTGGATCCTCGCCTCTAACTACGTGCCTAGCACGAAAAAACATATTAGCGGCGTCTACTAGCAAAAATGTTCTAGACATTCAAATAGCTTTCAATTATATTGTTATCGATTTTTTCTTTAAATGCTAAAGAAAATTGTTGTTGTAATTCCATAAAATGTACATATTCTACAACTGTTAGCAGTATTTCATGGATAGTTTCGCCATTTATAAATTCTAAAAGAATATGGCTGTCGTCGATCCATTTAGTACTAAAAGTCCAATTTACACTTAATGTCATCGCTTATTATACAATAATTGTTATTTCTTGTCAACGGTTTTTTTGCTTCGTTTTTTTGGTAAAACTTCAGCATCGGCAACAAATTTTGATTCTTCTACTTGTTGTTGTGCAATACTTCCGCACAATTCGGTAAACCAAGAATCTACAATTTCTTCTGTGGTTGCACCTGCATATCCATGCGACATCAAAAATTTGACAAACGCAGGATTCCATTCTAATTCCATAAAGCCCTGTTTTGGATCGCTACTATCCACATTGGTCTTAACAACATTTACCCATGGCACGTTTTCATCTTCGGGCATGGGATTTGGTAATTCTTTTTTACCAAACAAGTTTTTTATAAAGTTTTTCATACGATTTTACCTAATCCCAAATAAATCAATTGATCCAATTCAGCTTGGTAGTCTTTACCTAGCCTGCGTTTTTCGTAGATTGCCTGTAGCACTCCTTGACCGTCGCCATAGTCAGTAGCACCGGCACCGCGACTTTCTAATTCTTCAACGAGATCATCTGTATCAAATTCTGACAAGTCAACATCTACTTCAACTTCTGTGTAAATTGTTTTATACATTAAACTATTTCCTCAACAATGCCTAAAATTTCTGCCATTATCAAACAGAAGCCAGCCATAAGTAAGTTGCCCTGGATCAAACAGCCCCCGGCACCGATACGAATAATACTCTTTACAAGACTCACATAAAAATGTCCACGGCTTGTATCTTTAGGTTGTATATCCATTAAAGTTTCTCCAAATCATTGACTGTAGACTTAATAGTTTCAGCAAGATTTAATGCTGATTGTTTTTTTAAAATTAAACTATGTTGATCTTCTCTGTAGCCGTGTATCAATATATCCCAGGCCGATTTGATTCTACTAAATCCTTCTTTCCAAAAGGGTGTGGTTGTATTAACATAAAATGTTAAAGTGATATCTTTAGTTTCATTGTCACCTTCTGCTTCAATCCACATGTGTATCGAATGGTCAGGATCAGTACAATCGCAGGCTATGGTATATGTTTTGGCATCGACATAGTCTGCATTTAACATTATGCCTTGTGCTGGTTTTTCTGAGGTCATACACACGTACTTAAAAAGTTATGCAGTCTTTCCACTGCTTCATCAAAGTTAACAGCGAATACTTTTGCAGTAATCGTTCCATCGGAAACACTCATGTCAAAAGGAACTAGACCGTTAAATCTAAATTCATTGGGTAGTTCGGTTACTACAGTAAATTCTTGTAACATCTTTGCTCTGTTGATAATATCATCTACTATATCATTCATTTTATTTTCCCCATCCGTTAGACCATATGTCTACATGTAATCGTGGACTATATCTATAACCACGTGCCAGTGCTTCGTCTGCAATATGTTTAGTATTACTAAAATATGCTTGGTCGGTTCCGCCCACAGGCATAACATATACTTGACCTACAAAACCTGCACGTCTATATTCAGATACTGCTTGATTGACTTCTTCAAAGTCTTCTTGCTTGTCTATGACAAATTTTAAATACGCATAACCACGTTGTTGATACTCCATGACAACATCTGGTTTAATAGCATCTTGCCAAGATTCGCCACTGGCACTGAGTTTGGGACTAACACTGAATGTAAGTTGATCTCTGCTTAGATGGTAGTCATTGAGTAAGAAACGTCTAAAGTCGTCGTGTAAATGTTGAGTACCATTTGTTTCAAATGTAAGATTACGTAGATCCATCATTCTGGGATGACTTAATAAGCTGGGATAAAGTTGTTGCCAACCTAGCAATGGTTCGCCGCCTGTGACAACAAGATGTACATCATTGCCGTTAGTTTGTACCCACTTGTGATTAGGTGTTAGCTTTAACATTTCTTCCACTGCTTCATCGATACTGTAGTATGGACTTAGATGTTTAAAAGATGGATGCCAACTAGCATAACTATCACAACCAGTTTGTGATAGTGGCAGATCCATAAAAGTTTTATATAAATGAACACGAGCTCCGATATCATCGGGTTCTGTGGTCTTTTCACCTGCAGGTAATCCAAAGCCCGCACATTTAAAGTTACAGCCGAATGTACGAAAGAACACACTGGGTACACCAATAAAGCGACCTTCTCCTTGTGCGCTGTAAAAAATTTCACTTACTTTAATTTTATCCATAATTTAATCCCGATGTATGTCCTTTAAGTTTATTTCCGTATTTTAACACAAGTAAACATTCTAAGTCAACAGTGATATCACCTTCTATTTTGTACCAATCAGATTCTTCTGGGTCGGAAAATTTATCGTACATACTTTGAATTGTACAGTTAGAAAAATTATCTTTTAACCAATATTCTAACTGTTTGTATTCCCAAAAGTTTAGATATATCAACTGCTGACTCTTCATTTGCTTTCTGTGTCAAATATGTTAGACCATTTTTTAAGTTTTTCTTTCTTTTCGATCTTAGCTTTATTTAGGTCTAGAATATTTAAAACGTTCTGTTCAATTAAGATGTCGATCATAGCAAGAACATCTCCTACTTCGCGTTCTAACATTTTATTATGTGGTATACCTTCTTTATAATGTAGTGTATCGATGCCAAATCTACGTATCTTACTAACTTCTACAATTACTTCAGCACATTCTTCTTGTAGAATGCCCAGAGCTTCTTCAATTTTATTCATTTCTTTAGTTCTTCCATGAGCCAATCCTGTGCCGCATCTCTGACAAAGGGATATTTTTTTGCTACTTCATCATCTTTGGACATTTCCATTATTAGTTTTTTCATTACTTTAACAGTCATCATCCAATCTTCTACTGATATTGTATTGCCGCTAGCACTTTTAATAGTACCATCAACGTTGAAAATAAGAACTGGGTCGGGATTACCGATTTGTATAGCATTTGTGGGACTGGTTGACCATACCGGCTTAGATCCATTTGAACTCATGTATAAACCAGATGAACCCACAGCACCTGCAGAATTTACAGGAATAGCACCGTATCCTGGATGTATGTTTGTAGACATTATCTAGGAGCAAATTCTTGTTGCATTTTGATATTGTCAAAGAATTCTTTCTTAGCACCGGGATCAGTTTTAAAGGATCCTTGTAATACTGTGGTCTGTGTTAGACTAGAGTGTGCCATAATGCCACGATTCTCACAGCACCCGTGTGTGGCTTGAATGTATACACCTAAGTTTTCTGCTCCAGT